TCACATATCGCATTAGGGGATTTAACATTATGACAGTTTGTAGGGCATGTAACAAGAGCTATAAAGTTCTTATAGGGGTTGATGATAGGTATATGGACGCTGAAGAGATAGACGAGGAAACGGTCTATTGTCCATTCTGCGGTGAAGACCACAGATACCATCAACAATCATTAGAATTTGAGAGAGATGGGTTGGATTTACAATAACAAGGAATTTACTTCCAAAGATATTGGTGATTATTATGGATTTGTATATAGAATTACGAATCTGATTAATGGTTATGATTATGTCGGACGAAAATACTTTAAGACTAAACGGAAATTACCACCCTTAATCGGTAGAAAGAACAAACGAATTAGAGTGAAGGAAACCGATTGGCAGGATTACTGGGGTTCTTCGAAAAGACTTTCAGAAGATATAGAGAAACACGGAAAGAAAAACTTTAAACGTGAGATTGTAATGTTATGTGATACTAGAGGTAACACTAACTATTATGAAGCAAAAATACAGTTCGACGAGGATGTATTATTGCGAGAAGATAATTATAATGGAATCATTGCTGTTAAAATAGGTAAAGGTTCTGTAAAATAACTTGACTTTGAGTGTCAAATAGAGTATAATATTAGTTATGGTTTTAGTAGATTTTAATGGTATATCGATTGGTTCTATAATGGGTCAATTACACAGAGGGGAAAAACTCTCTAAGAAACTGGTAAAGCACGTTATCCTCAACAATTTGCGGAGTTATCGTGTTAAATATCCAGAAGATGATTTCGGTAAAATGGTGATATGTTGCGATTCTCATTCGTGGCGTAAAGATGTATATCCCCAATATAAAGCAAACAGAGAAGTAACCCGTAAGAAAGACAAGACGGATTGGGATACTTTATACAATTTACTTGATGAAACCCTTACCGACCTGGCACGGAATTTCCCTTATGCAGTAATCAAAGTAGAGAAAGCAGAGGCAGATGATATAATCGGAACTCTTGCTACAGAAGAGGTTAGAAATACATTACCTTTCCATAATCATAATATTGTAATCATATCTGCGGACAAGGACTTCATTCAACTCCAACAACTCGGAAACGTTATCCAATGGTCACCATTCCAACAGAAGTTAGTGAAGTCAGAAGAAGGCCCGACCAAATACATATTCGAACACATAATGAAAGGGGATTCTTCGGACGGAGTTCCTAATGTTCTATCCCCCGACAACTCATTCACCGACCACATCAGACAAACCCCAATGAGAAAGAAACTCATAAACGAGTGGTGGGATAATAAAGATAAACTTAAAGAGGTGATGCCACAAGAAGCATTCCGAAATTATATGCGTAATAGAGAGATGATAGACCTAAATCAAACACCAGAATCTATCAAAAAGGAAAGTATAGAGAAATTTAAATCGTATAAATACAGTGACAGAAGAAATATTTTAACATATCTGGTTGAAAATGATATGAAACTTCTAATAGATTCAGCAGGAGAGTTTTAATGAACGAATGGACAAAAGAATTTTTAAGAAAACACACAGCCGCAGGTCTACATAGGTGGGCGTTTTGGGTCGAGGGTATAATCATCGGCTTTGTGGTTGCAACAATCTGGAATTGATATGGCAGGTAAAACAATAGAAATTACGAATAACCCCGAAGATGGAACGACTTCTGTTATGGTCGAACAACGACCTATTAACACAGAGGAAACAGGTGTAGAGATATCACCATCAGGCGGATTCAAACTGGAAACAGGATTGGGTTGGGGAGTTGATATTGCGGTTGTCTTATTGGCAGTTGCAGGTCTTTATGTTGGTAAGAAATTTGTAGATAAATGGTTTAGGGAAGTATAATGGAAATATATGAAATACTAGATGCGGTTCACGAAGCGTATGGAGCCGAAGCAAAGAGTAAAATCCTTCTTGATAACGATTGTTTAGCGTTAAGGGATATTATGAAAATCAACTTTGACGATAAGTTAAAGATTTACGTTTCCAAGAAAATCAAGTGGGAATCTGGTGAAACCCAAAAAGTAAATCTTAAAGAGGTAACTAAATTTTTAGTTCCGTTATCCAAAGGTAAGCTTGAACAAGGTCGTGCAGATGCTTCGTTTAAGGCAATGTTAGAACAGATACACCCGAAGGACGCAGAATATCTAGAACAAGCAGTATATAAAAATCTTAAGGTGAAAGGTCTTACCAAAAGACTTATTCATAATACTTGGGGCAATAGGATTCTTTAATGTTGCCGGGTGGAATACAATTTCATAATTTCAAGTGGTATGATTATTAATGCCGACATACGTATTTAAAAACAAAACTACTGGTATCGAGTGGGAAAAGGAAATGAAAATATCCGAGCTCGACGACTACAAAAAAGAAAACGATTGTTCTATCGTTATCCAACCACAAAACAAACACGTTAGAGTTAGTAAGGATTTGTATTCAAGTTCTGATGGTGATTTCAAAGATAGAATGAAGAACCTTAAGAAAGCATATCCTAACGCAACCAATCCAGAATTAAAGGAGTGGTAATGAAATTTCTTCAATTCTTACAAACATACGGATTTACAAACAAATGGTTTCTTCTATTTGTTTATGGTATTCCTATTGTTTGGTTCATATTATATTTGCATAATAAAACTTGACAAACAATCCATTTGGGTGTATAATAGTACATTATGATAATCCATAACAGACACGTTAAAGACATTATTCATGCTGTGAAGAACTGTCCGACAATCGAACCTCACAGAAGAGAAGAGATTCTCGTCCCCCTTAGAAAACAAACAAGAATGCGTAAAGCCCTTAAAGAGTTATGCCGACGTTAGATTTTACTTCTATGTTAATCTTCTTTGGGTTGATAGGACTTCTGTTACTCTTATGTGCAGTTCTATTAATGGGTGAGGCAACAATACAGAAATTCAAGCGAAGAAAATAATGCATTTTAAAGTCGGTGATAAAATAAAAGGAAAGGACGCACTCGGTATAGTCGATGGCCAACCGGGAATTGTACGAGATGTTCATACATCTTATCCAACACCAGACGATTACAAAGATTTAACGAACCCAAGCACTATTTATGAAGTCCAATTCTTAAAAGGTAAATATCTCTTACAGGATTATCAAATGGAGATGTTCGGGAAACAACAACAATTTAGTTTTATGTATGACTTCCCAGAGATTAACAAACTTATAAATGATGATGAAATTTGAACACAAGAAGGTCGATTTAGGATATGAGGATTTAGTTGCAATAACTAAACCCGAAGGTAGAAAGTACGCAACACCCGACCATAATAAATACTATCCATCAATAACCACTATCTTATCACACAAGTCAAAACCTGGCATAGAGGCGTGGAAAAAAAGAATAGGATATGAGGAAGCCGCTAAGATACTTCGTAAAGCATATACGAGGGGAACGGCGGTACATCTATTAATCGAGAAATACTTACAGAACGAAAAGAATTGTACAAGTGAATTCATGCCAGATATCGTTGGTTCTTTCATGGACTTAAAACCATTCTTCGATAACAGAATCGGAACTATCTACGGACAAGAAATGGCATTATACTCAGACCATTTTGAGGTTGCGGGTCGTGTGGATTGTGTTGCAGAATTCGACGGGAAGATGAGTATCATTGACTTCAAGACTTCCTTAAAACCAAAGAAAAAAGAATGGGTGGAGTCTTACTTCATGCAAGAGTGTTTTTATGCTATTGCGTTTGAGGAAAGAACAAAGATACCTGTTACTCAACTCGTTACTATCATTGCGGTAGATAACTCAACACCCGAACTCTATATCGAACATAGAGATGATTGGGTTGAACCACTCAGAGAAGTAATAAAAGAATATAATACTCTAGTTTGATTTAAATACTTGACAAATAGAATGAAATAGAGTATAATAGTATATATAAAGTAATAGTAATAGGAAATTCCTTTTACTATCTTTTTACAAAGGTAATCATGTTGATTACCTGACATAACCGTATAGGAGAAAATAATAT